TATATTTATCAATATTATATATTTTATATACTCTTTCCAAAATTTTATTCAACGGAGATAACAGTAACAAGTTTTTATTTAACAATACCAAACTCTTTTTAATTTCTTTCAAATCAGTATTTCCATTCTCTTGTTTGATTAATTCAAAAGTGTGGTTAAAGGTTGTATAATCATTATCAACATTTAATTTAAACTTCATAGTTTTAGAATATGTTTCCAATTCAACGGAAATTGTTTTATCCGTTCCTTTCAATCCAGCAACAATTAAGTTAAAAAGATTTTGAAATTTGATTCGGTTATCATTAAAAATCATTTGATTTATATCCAAAGCATATAAATCATATGATATAGTATTTAAGACACTTAGGTGTAAAAATTCGATTCCTAGTGAAAGGGATACTTTGTGATTATCGTAATCTATATCTATATTTGACATTAGGATATAGATGTTGATGTGAATAAATTAATAAATCAATTTTTTATTTTACTTTTATTTGGAATTTTAACTTCAGTTGCTGGTTTCCCAATTATTCCAATATATTTATATTTTTGATAAACTTCAGTATCTTCTTTTATAAAATATAATATTTGAATATCTCTATAAATTGCATACATATATTCAAATCTATAATTTTCACCTAAATATCCATTTTCGATAATAGTTTTAATATTGTCTTTCACAAATTTAGTTGAACATACTTTTACAATACTTTCTTTACATAAAATACAATTAGATTTAACTTTAGTATGCTGTTTACATATATTATTTCTAATTATTAGAATATCCTTTAATTTTCCAATTAATGGCTCGCTCTTAATTTTAACAACTAAAGATTTCTTATAATTTTTATCAAAAACTAAAACTATATCATCAATTTTTAAATCATTAATGAAAATATGAGAATAGTTTTCATTATTGAATTTACCTTCTTTGAATAATAAACAAGAATCTTTTGTATGTCCAAAAGGACATATAATTTTTTTTGTAAATTTTATTGTTTCAAAAACATTTTGATGTTTCATCCATTGATTATTTCTTAATATTACCTTTACTACTAAATTTTTTTCTTTCTTTAATAAGTGACAATCTTCATCGTAACTATTATTTTTTATCATTAATTAAATAAATTAAATGTGAAAGTGTTGATAAATCAATTTTTTATATTTTCTTTGAGCTTTTCTTTGAGGCTTTATTTAAAGTTTTCTTAGACTTCTTCTTTGAAGGTTTCTTATTGTTATAGAATTTAGTGGATACTTGCATTAACATTAACATAATAAATTATTTATAATAAATTAATAAATCAATTTTTAATTAACACCATAACGTGGAAAGTTATGTGTCTGAACTTGCAAGCCCAACTTATTAGACAAAGCAGAAAGAAACACCAATAACTTTTGAATATTTCTAACAGTATTACGATATTGATTAGTATTACCAATCTCGGTATTTACATTATTAATAATTCTTTCAAGGTCTTGTTTAGTTTTAATCTGGTTCTTTGTTGGTAATTGAACACTAATATTTCCCATTTGAATCATTGAAGTTGCCAAATAATTATCAAGTTGTTCAGTATTAAATTTAGAACTATAAGGAGGTGGGATTAAAGACTTTTCATACTCTTCTATTTTCTTCAAATAACCTTTTGCAGATATGCTACCTCCATCACTTGCCATTGTAAAATATTTTTTAGTATTAGGTAAATCATTATTATTTTGATAATAACAACCCAAATTATACATTGCTGATACATCTCCTTTCTCAATAGCCATTAAATAATATTTTTTCATAGTTTCAATATCTTCTTCATCACACAGTAAATTTGCTAACATATTCATCGATTGTACGTGACCCAGTTCAATTGCCATCAAATAATACTTTTTGGCTTCAACACGATTTTTATTTTTATCATAATAGAAAGCAATACTGTTTAATGCTTCAACATTAGTTTCATCTTCTTCAATAGCTAACAACATTAAATTTTCAAATTTCTCTGGTTCTCTTCTTTGGTAATATTTAGCCAATAAAATCATTGCTTCAACATCGTTTTTCTTTATAGCCATCTCATAATATATAATCATATAATCGTAATTCTTTTCTTTTTTAAATTTTAGTGCTAATTCTTTCATTTCGTTGACATCATCAATTTCTTTGATTAAATGACAATCAGTATCGTATGGTTCATTTGTAGACATTAAATTAATAGTAAATAAATAAAGAGAATAATAAATCAATTTTTTAAAAATATTAATTAATTTTAATATTCTTATAACAATCTTCACAAACATCAAAATTACAAGGTTTACACATATAAGTTATTCCTGCAGAATAATCAGAACCATATATACTACTTCTACATAAATCACATCTTCTATTTTTATATATTTGATATTTATCAAGTTTATGATGATGTACTTTCTCACATTTTTTCTCATGATAATAATAATTTAAGGCATCTTTAGAATCTTTATTTCCAAATTTAATAGCCATTTCAAAATATTCTTTCATTTTATCATATTGTTTTTGTTTTTTATACCAATGTCCTAAACTATGCATTGCATCTTTATTATTTTTTTCAACAGCCATATTGTAATATTTTTTCATACTGAAAAAATCATTTTGTTTTTCATAATAGTCTCCTAATACAACCATTGCTTCTGTAATATTTTTTCCTACAGCCATCAATAAATATTTTTTCATATTAATATAATCTTCTTTAATATTAAAATCATCTTCTTCATATTTATACCATAATCCTAGTTGAAGCATACCAATACCATTTCCTTTTTCAATTGCCATTAAATAATATTTTTTCATATTATTATAATCTTTTTGTTCTTGATAATAAAAACCTAATTGACACATAGAATTCTCATTTCCTTTTTCTATAGCCATTAAATAATATTTTTTCATATTAACATAATCTTTAATTTCTTTATAATAATCTCCGATTGACTCCATTGATTTATCATTTCCTTTTTCTATAGCCATTTCATAATATTTTTTCATTTTAATATAATCCTTATGATATTTATAATAATCACCTAAAGCATTCATAGCTTTCATTGAACCTTCTTTTTCTATTGCTAAAGAATAACAATGAATCATTCTCAAAAAATTTTTATTGTTTTTAAAAAATAAACCTAAATTATAAATATACTTACCATTAATTTTTAACCAATTATAAAATATATTCCAATGTTTATCTTCTAAAATATATTTATTCATATTATCATAATCTTTACCATTATAGAATAAAATAGCGATATTATAATAACCATTATTATCTTTGTTATTAATAGCCATTGTAAAATATTCTTTCGCTTTATCTTCATATAACCTTATATCCCTATAATAAATACCTAATGAATTCATAGCAGTAGTATTATTTTTTGATACTGCCATTTCATAATATTTAACCATATTTTCGTAATCTGATTTTTCTTGATAATAATCACCTAATTCTCTCATTGATTCACTTTCTCCTTTTTCAATTCCCATTAAATAATATTTTTCCATATTTTCAAAATCTCCTTTTTTTTTGTAATATCTTGCTAAATTTAATATAGCATAAATATTTTCTTTTTCAATTGAAAGTAAATAATATTTTATCATATTTTTATAATCTCCTTGTTCAAAGTAATATAATCCTAAATTATTCATAGCACTACTATCCCCAATTTCAATAGCTAATAAATAATATTTTTTCATATTATCATAATCTTTCAATCCATAATAATAAATACCCAGATTTCTATAGTATTCAAAATCAGTTTCATTAGTATCAATATAATTATGACAGAATAATCTATATAATTTTTCAATATATTCAGGGGTATATTGATTTTTATGTAATGGAAATTTTCTTATTTTGTTTATTTCCATTAAAAAATAATTTTCTTTAAGTTTAATTAAATTTATTAAAGGTTGATTTAAGCTTATTTTATATTTTTTTTCACCATATGATTTTAATATATTTGTTTCTTTGAAACCATCTACATATTTTATTAATTCGTTAGAATTAACTATTAGATCAATTATTTTTTTAAAATTAGGTTGTATTATATATTTTATTGCAATATCAGCAAAACTATATCTAGGAGGTAACCAACTTTCACCATTACCAATTGATGTTCCTATAGCAAATGGTCTAATAAATAATTCTTGTATCCAATTAATTTTATTCACATTACAATTATACCAACTTGGTTTTAATTGAGAAGGGTGTTGATTGTAATAACAATTTCCTCCAATATCAACAAATATAATATAAATATCTTCCCAAGTATATTCTTGTGTTCCATTAAAACCACATGGTTGTCCTGGTGCTGCCATATTAGACAGATCATAATATCCTTTATGTGTTTCAGATTTACCATAATTAACACCAATAATTTTATATTTTCTTAATTTTTCAATTAAATTATCATCATAAGATACTCCCATAAAATTTCTAGATTTAAGTTCATCAATTATTTTTTTATAAATAATTTCCAAATCATAGTTTTCATCATAAAATGGCATAAAATATTCATAATTTAAAGACGAAAATACATTTTCTGATTTTTTTAACAGTTTATCATTTATGAGTTGAACTTCTTCATAATATAAACCATAATTTTTATTTTTATTATCTTCTTTATCTATAATTAACTTATAATATTTATACATATTATCATAATCTTTACGATGACGATAATATAATGCAACATTTCTTAAATACTCTATACTAGTATCATCAGTATCAATATTATTATGTAAAAATAGTTCTTTTAATTTTATTAAATAATCTATGGGATATTGATTTTTCAAAATATTATAAAATCTTAATCTATTAATAGTTGAAATTAAATAATTTTCCTCTTTATCTAATCGTTCTTTTTCTAATATTTCTTTCTCGATTCTTTCCTTTTCTATTCTTTCCGCTTCTAATCTTTCATTCTCAATTCTTTCTTTTTCAATTCTTTCCTTTTCTATCTTATCATTTTCTATCCTTTCCTTTTCTAATCTAATTTTTTCTTTCTCTATAAATTCTTCTTTCTCCTTTAACTGTTTAATCATTTCTGCTATTTTATCTTTTTCATTATCTAGTTCTTGTAATTTATTATCTATTTTAGTAACTTCATTTGTAGACATTAAATTTAATGTAATCAGATGAATAAAATAATAAATCAATTTTTCTATTTAAAATTATAAAACAGAAGGAAAACATTCCTTAATTGTCAACTTTAATAGTTTTGAAGTATGTTTTGCATTAATATGGTCTTGCAAATATTTAATATTTGTATTTTTATTAAATCCACTTCTACATATAGCACATACTATTATTTCTACCTTATCTTTCTTTATTATCCTCTTTTTTTTGTTTACAAGCACCTTATAATTATTTCTCTTAATACATTGCTCTCTAATCTTATTAAATAATACCACTTGTGAATGATTCCGATCATCTTGACCAATAATTATTCCATTAACATGTAAAATATTATCAGCAGACAAATGTTTATAAGTTTTAACAAATAAATCTAAATACGAACCATACTTTAGACCATTAAAAACTAGTCCATTACTTGTTTTCAATATTAACTTATTCTTAACTAATTCATTACAACTCTGTTTAATTAAGAACTTATTTTTAATTTGCGAGACAGGTACATAGCTTATGTTATCGCTATAAAAAGTACAAATACCCTTATTTATTCTATAAACATCAGAAATAAATTGTCCCTCTTGTGATTGTGGATTGAAATATTTCTTATTACATAAGAATTGTTTCTTTTTTGTTTCAAAGTATTTAGTAACAGCATCACTATTTATTATTTTTGTTAAATTAGTAATAGCATTATCATAAATTTCCTTGAAATATTTATATTCCTTATCTGCACTATTATTTTTAACTTCAAAGAATATTTCAAATTCATTAAAGTTCTTTTTAGTTTTGTTGATATCTACTATCATACCGAATTGAATTAAACCAGTTAGGAATGAATTAATAATTTCAGTATTTTTACTTATTAAATCTGTAACAAAACTATCATGAGAAGTTAATAAGAAGGAATCAATCTGATTTTTATCTTTAGTCTTATTTAATAAAACTGAAGTTTTAATTAAATTTTCAAGTTTTGATATCCTTTCTTCCATTTTAGTCTTATACTTACCAATCTCTATTTTCTGTAATTCAATAACAACATTTTTCTTTTTCTTATAAGTCTCATTTAGTTTAAACTTCCACAAATTAAATTCTTTGACAACAACTTCATTTATATCATTGTTTTTCATAAACTCTTCACTTTCAGTTAAATCCAAGTCTAATGCCTTCAGAGTCAATTTATTAACGTCAACTCTTTTGAAATTTGCTTTAATATAATCAGTCATTATTTTCATTCCTTGATCAGAGTTTGATTTTTGAGCAGTCGTAATATATTTATCCATATCAATAATAATTTCATCAAAATGCTTCTTCTTAATATTATCATTAACAACTTTAAATTTATTTTTGAATTCTTCAAAAACACTATTTTTCAAAGCAATTCTTTTATTAATAATATTAACCAGATCCTTTTGGGTATGGTTAACAGTCATTGGAGTAAATAGTTCTTGTTTATTCTTCCTAAGGCCCATAATATATTCTAACAGTTCGTTCTTAGCAATTTGACAATAAATATCTAACTTATTAAAATCAATTTTCTCATTCTTATTGATACCATTAATATATTTTGATAAATTCTTATACCAGGATTCAAAAATAATTTTGGATGGAATTTTACCCAGATACTCATTTAACTCAGCAATAAATCCATTAAATCCATTCTCATTACTTTCCAATAACCCAATAAAATTATTAACATCTAACATTTTTAATTCAGACCTATCTAATTGCTCTGTTTTAAATGCTTTGATATCCTTAAACAGCTTCTTCATATTAATAATTAAATTTTTGTGTTGGTCGTTATTTTCAAACAATAATTTTCCTAAATTTTCCTGAGGTTCGCAAGAAAGTGTAAAATCACTAATTCTAAAAATCAGAGAAGGTTTATTATTATTCTCATCAATTTGTTGAGCATCCAAATAAGTCATGAAAGAAGCCAAAGGTGAAAGAGTTTGAAGAGTATTTTTGTTTAACATTTTTGGTTCAGTAAAAATAATGATATCAGACATTAAATATGTTATCAATAAATATTTAGGATCATTAGAACTATCCTCGTGATTTAATCCTTTAACATCACAAAAAACAATTTTTAAACCAGGGACATAGACAAAATCAATTCCTGTAGTACAATGATCACCTGTATTACTGGTTGCAAAAACATTATTATTATAATTATTATATTTAGAGATAATGGTGTTAAGTAAGGTAGACTTGCCCATTCTAGCAGAACCTAAAATACTTACAACTTTAATATTATCATCCTTATACTTTTGAAAAGCACTAGTAATATTCTTTAGTTCAAGTTTATTATCTTTGATTGAAATTAAAGAATTTGCTTTATAATTATTGTTATCAATAACCATTACATTATTTTGCACATTATTAGAATCAACCATCGTTGGTAATCTTGGGTCAAAATACCATTTACCATCTGCAATAAATTTATATATATGATTCCCTGAATCTAATTTAGTTCTAAAAATCCATTTATCGTTGGATTTAATCATCGGGGCTGGTTCCCAATTGTTAAAGGACCCAGCTATTTTTACATCGGTACCACCGGAATTCCATTGAAAAGCTACTTCAGTCATTAAAGGAAATGAGATGGATTTATGAGGTAAATAAATCAATTTTTATTTTATATTTTCACATACAACGACGCATAAATAAAATTAAATAAGTTTCCCAATCTGAATTTTTACTAGAAATTTTAAGTTGGTCTATAGCACTTTCAATATCTTCTATAAATATATGAAATCCAGAACCTCTATTAATTCTTTTTCCATTTTTAGTATTGTATAAATCATTAATTAAATGTATTAATAATGTATCATTGTGGTTTTTTATTTTATCATATAAATTTGATGGTATATTATCCAAAAGTACTTTTTTAAAATCTTGTATAGTTAAATATTTTAAATATTTATTAGGATTATTTTGAAATGCTTCTATAGCTAAATTTATTTGTTTTCCATAATCTTCGTTCGGATGCAATTCTTTAATTTCTTGAATAACATTTAATTTTGTATTATTAATGACATTGTAATCATTAAAACCTGATATTTTGTAATAAACTGATTTTATTTCAGTCTCTAACCTATTTACACATAGATATTTAGATGGTATTTTATTTTTATTATTTTTATCTTTTTTTAAATTTGCAATTTCTTCTTTCAATAAATCTATTTCTTTTCTAAATTCGTCAATAGTTACCGGTTGTTTTATAATACTACAATCATTATCGTATATATTAGATGACATTAACAGTGATAATTTTATTTTTATCAAAAAATAAATCAATATTTTTAACCTAGTTTAACAAACTTTCTATAATTATAAAAGATATTTTAGAATACTTTATAAAAAAGTAAATCTCTCTCTCTGTAAAAAAGTAAAAATGAACTCACTTTTGAGGGTGAACTCACTTTATAAAAAACATATAAGAAT